CTATTCGCCATTATGTAATCCTAATAATCGCTGTATCTGCGTCGTTTACAGGAAACCGTATTCTAAAGTCAGGGTTGCTTGTTATGTCAGAACCAAAATCTAATACGCATACAGCCTTGTTACTTTGTGAGCTATTGTAGATTAATGCGCCTCTTGCCGTAATACTTGATGAGTTCCAAAAAGTATCTTCAAAATCACAAAATCCTGTAGTGCCACCACTTGACGGCCCGTTACTAGTAAGAGTATTCCCTCCAGAAGTATAGTTCGTGCCACTTGCTTCGCCTGTGGTAGTAAATGCTGTGGTGTCTGCTCCTATAGTAGCGCTAGACGTATACAAAGCTATCTTAAAAGTATGTCCCCCAACGGCACTAAAATTATGTACGGCTTCAAGTATTTCTTTTTTAAAAGACGTACACATTGTTTGTGTTATAGCCATAATTAAAGTATCTCCTTATAGCGTAGCTTTTCTTGCCTGACCCGCCCTGTAGGAGTCATTACGGTTCTTGTATTCTGACAGTTGTTTCAACGCTCCTAACGCTGCATCATACCGTTTTTGGTACTCTGCCATGACATCAGGCTCACCTTTTAGAAAAATATTGGCTTCTAGCAAACTGCCGTAAAGCAAGACTGTGCTGTAGTTATCACCAATCCAAGTAGTATTTGAGTCTGTACTACCGTTTGTGATAGATGTTGGGTAGTAGTAATAATGCAGCTCTGCAGAATACCCTGCGTCTGGTGTTGGGCCTAGTATAAACGCGCTATCGTCAAACAACGCATAATACTCTGGTGTACCTGTTGCTGTGGGTAACGGAAACGCCTCTCTTATAAAATTAACATCTTTGTTAATTAGATAGTTGTAATTACCACTACCGTCTATCAAAGCTAAAGAATACGTATCCAACCAATCATCAGGAACAGCTAAGTATTTATTATTGATTGTTATTGTGCCCGTAACATTTTTACGTAAATAAGCAATCTGCACACTGTTATATATTCTTTCTTCTGCTTGTGTGATAAATAAATTTACATCAGTAGTTGAAAAATCACTCTCTGTGTAAGATTTAATTGCTGCAACTAATGCGCCGTAATTCATTGTTATTAGTTAGATTTATTGCTAAACCCAGTACCTTTAGTTGCTGCACCTGCACCCTTCATCTTCTTAGTTTGGGTGTTAGGTATTTTATTCGGATACCCAGCGTTAGTCGGCATAGCACAAGGTTTGATAGTGCTCATATCTTTGACTTTTACTTTCATATTAGCTCCTTCAGCTATTCACTGTATCTACTGTAACAGTACCTATTTTACCTGTTCCTTTCAAATTATTTGGTACTAACCCATCGTTGTCGTTAAAACCAACTGGCTCCCAACCCCACTGAAATATATTTACTACATCTGTCCCTTGTGGGGGTCTTGGGTTTCTTACTGCTTGAGCATCAACAACAGGATACATACCTTGTAAGTTTTGTGGGTGATCAGACTCCCAACAAGTAGGACATACTAACAGATTTGTTTTTCTTGTCCTTATATAGATTTCTTTAAGTTTTTTTAGTTTGTATTGAAACCCACACCTATCACATTCTGCAATAGTGTATTTGTTTGTAGCAAAGCGACTAGCCATATCTATACATACGACACTCTAGGAACCATACGCATAGAAGACCTGTCTCTGTCTTCATCTGAGGCTTCTAGCCACGCTTCGTCATACATAGCTTTAAGCATGGGGGTGCGTTGCTCGCTTCCGGGTATCTTTAACGATAGATGATAAGCTAAACCTGCAATCAAACACGGTAAGAACCTAAACGGTACATCTTGTGTATTAACCCCGTTTCCAGCGTCTTGTATCCTAGTTAAGCGCCAGTAAGCAAGTGTGTAGGTTTCTGTAGTGTCAGGTACAGGCCACACAGTAAACTGTGGGTACATCACTGTACTGCTCTCGGTAGCCCCACTTCTGCGATTAATGTATATCTGATTGGGTCTACCTGTAATGTTTTTGTTAGGTATTCCAGCATACCCAGACACACTTATACGCGATATGCCTATATCGGACTGGGATGTGCCTGTTCCTGTTCTTATAACGTGCTCGATTAAGTCAACAGTATCTAAAGCTAAATCGTAAGTTGCTGTGCCTGCAGTCAATACTTGTGTACCTGCTTCTATAGTCCAGAGGTTTATGCCTCTGTTAGCCCATTCAGCAAATAACAAGTTAAGAGAGCGTCTTGCGGTTTTTAAGTCATACCCGCTACGCATTTCTGAACCCGCACGTTCAAACGCTTCTTCTACTATCTCGTTTAAATCAAGATTAAACGCCGTTGTTGTTGAAGTAGCCATTACGCATGAAACACTGTCATGGTTAAGAATGTTGACACGGTATACTGTATATAGATACCACTCGTAAACACCACGCCCTCGTCAGGTATTGTCACATCTCTTGTCGCATTAGCATCACTAACAGAACTAAGTTTCATAATACTTGTGCCTGATGGCGATGACGTAAGAAAGTTAATCTCTCCTGCTGTTGCTGTGCTGGTTAGAAACATACCTTTTAGCCTGCTTCTCATTGTAAAGATAGCGTCGGCGGCTGAAGCATTAATTCCTGCTGATACGTTGCCTGCGGGGTTTCCTACGGCAGTAATACTTGCAATCGTCTTAAAATACTTGCTGCTTGTTGCTGTGCCTGCATTTGCGCCTGTTACTGTTTCTGTTTGCGAATCACCGTTAACGTCCGTACCAACTACAGTAAATGATATTCCACTATCGTCGCCTGCAGAAAGAATAGTTATTAGTCTTCCATGACTAAGTGTAACAGAACCACTGTCGGCTAAAGCACCGCCAATAACCAATGCCGCATTATTGCCAACAGACGCGGCTACTGATATGCCATCTGCATCTAAGGCTACAGTGTCTGCGGTAATCGATACCGGAATTACATCTGAATACCCACCCATAATTATACCCTCTTAGACCATTCGGCCTTTAGTTCTGCCTCGTCTAGCAATACCATCAATAGATTTTTTCTTGCTGACTTTCTTCTTTTTCTTTTTGACCATACCGCCTTCAGCCATCATAGGCATACCTGCGTAAGTAGGTACTTTGCCGCCCATGTTGTACTTCATGACCTTGCCGCCCATGTTGTACTTCATTTTTTTCATCTTCATAACTTACTCCTGCAATTAGGGGAGTTTTACCTCCCCATTGTGATTACAAATATTGGAATACAGCAATGTACTTAACAGTAGTTGCTGCTGTAGCCAAATCAGCCCCTATTGGGCGTAAAGTAACAAAAATGTCTCTTGCAGCTGCACTATATAAGGCTCCTGCAATAACAATAGCTTCAGAAGTAGCTGGGCCACCTAGAGGGCCAATACCTGCGGTAGCAAAAGCATTAGCTGCTTGACCGTGAGAGTTTTCAATAATGTACAGTGGTACGTTAGCTGTCCAAGTTACGGCAGCACCGCCATCATCTAGTAATGCTGTAGCAGCAAGAAGCTGTGTACCAGCAGAAGATGTACCAATGAATATGTCAAGGTCATTGCCGCTAGAGCCACCTGTGACAATGTTACCAGCAGGATAAGCTATTAAATCTTTTAAGATAGTCCCTGCAGGTTGAGCGATTGTAACGATTGTATTTGTATCATCTGTGACAGCAATAGTGTCTGTAGTTGAAGTTACACCAATTAATTTAAGACTATCTGCAGCTCCAATAACAAGACCACCAGTAGCAGAAGTGACACCTGTAATAGATGCGGCATCTGAATAAGTAGAGCCTTCTGTAATAGCTCCTGTGGTTGAATTTTTTGATATTTTAGTAAATCCGTTTTCGGATCGGACTGCGCCTATAAAACTTGTATTAGCCATTTTGGGCTACCTCCTTATTAAAGGTTTCGCTATAAAGTCCTAATAAGTGTCTGCTAGGTCAGTCGTTATAGCTTATAAAAATCCTAGTTATGTTGAGAGTACACAAAAAAGAAAAGGGGCACAAGGCCCCCTTTCATATACTTTAAAAGTATTATTAGGAAGATCCGGGCGAACCGAAGATTCCTAATGGGTCAGATACACCAAAAGAGTATCTTTCTCGTGCCTTATACCTAGCATTTCCGGTGTCAAAATCACCGTCCATAGACGTAGCCATTGGCGCACGAGTGAAGTGCTTCAGACCGTTAGGGACATCAGTAGTCAAGAACCAAGCATTAGTATCGGTTAGGAAGTTGTTTACACTAAACCCGCCCGGTACAACGCCCATTGACTTGATCGCGTTGATGTCGTTGTCTGCAGTACCAACTCTGTTGTCGGTCTTCATTAGTCGCTCGGCAACAAACATAAGATCCGCTGGGATAATAAGTTTGTTAGCTTTTGCGGCTATTAGAAGCCCACGCTCGTCAGTCCAGTTAGAGAGTTGAATGATAGCGGCTTCTAAAGAAGTCTCATTCAAGTCTGCGCCAGAAGACGGACGGTTTGAGTTAGTTCCACCAGAAACAAGTGGGTGATCTGTAGCGCAAAGCACTTTTCCGTCACCATACGTGTAACTGCTGTTAAAAGCTCGGTTTAGAACATTAGCTGCCTTAACCTGCTTTGTGTACGCCATCGCACGAGCTAGACCTTTGGTATATCGAGCAGAAAGAGAATCATAAAGGTTATCCTCTATGGCTTCCTCTGTAATCGAAAATCCCATCGCAATAGTTTCGTGTGTATAACGTGCTGTGTATGCTTCTTGAGCATTATCATACTCAATAGCTGAACCTTCAGCCTTTACGGGTGCTGCAGAAAAACCAGATAGTTTCTGTTCTTCTTCAAACGCTCGCTCTGAAGTTTCGTTTTCATAAATTTCTTTATGCTCCTCACCATACCTGCTGTACTCAAGCCCAAAAAGAGCGTTGAGACCGGGTAATAGCTCTTTGAGCATCTGCGCTCTACTTATAGCCATCTCAAATTACTCCTTTAAACGCCTGTAGTATTGCCGTATTGATGCCCAGCGTTCCACTTACATATAGCTTCGGTGTAACCACCAGAAGTATTGCGAGTTTCTTCAACTAGACTTACGACTCGTATAGGAAAAGTGTTAGTAGTCGCAGACGTATCATCAGCAGACACACGAGATACACCGTTAATAGTGTCTCCTGCGGTTTGCGTGATTTGTAAGTTTGCGCCTATGTCGGTTATTGCTAAAGAACTGATAACTACACCCGAAGATGTAATTGCGATCTTAAACAATACGTTAGGGTCATCAACAATGTATGCTACTGCATCCGTTGCTACTTGACTTGCAGGCCAATAGTTTTGAAACCGTGGCCCCATTGAAGCGTCCGTAAAAGAACACCCAACAAATATTCCGTTAGGAGTGCAAGCAGTAGTACCTGTATCTTTTTCTACAGTACCACCTGTAACGCCTTTAACGATATCACCCTGAAATATAGTTGTACCATATTCAGACGCAATACCTCTCTGGGTAAATCCCCCATTGTAATAGCGTTCGCCTACTAATCCTACGGGGACTAGACCATAAGGCCCGTCAACGCTTGGATATGCCATTTTTAAGCTCCTTTGCTTATAAACAGAAAGTTAACGCGACTGTTTATCCCTTGCCAAAGTCTGTTTTCGTTTTGCGTTCATTGAACAGTGGCATACGAGGATCTTGGTCACGCATAAAGTTATTATCGACAGATTCCATTACTTGCCCCGTTTTTTGGGAGTAATATTCATCTCTCTGTTTAGTAAGCTCCTCATCAGTTTTGCAGAGAAGCAGCCCACCAATCTCTATCGAATCCTCAAATTTACTGTCGTGGTCGGCCATCACCATAGCTTCTGGATGTTCAGATGCTTTTACAGGCTCCCAACCTTCCCTAAACTTAGCGGATACGTTCTTAGCATCAGCAACACCTAAAGTGCTAGTGCGAACAAAGCGATAGGAATACCCATCTTCTTTGTTTATTTCAGGCAGTATCTCAGGAGCTTTCCATTGTTTTGGTCGTTCCTGTGTAGCGCGAGTTTCAACATCACGCTTAGTTCGATTTACTCGACTTTTTGGTTTTGTTTCTTCCATCACACTATCCTTCTAATTTTAGTTTTTGTTTCACATAGTCTTCAGGTGTTATCCCTAAACGATGCGACAGTCTAACTTCAGAATCCGTTAAGACGTACTGTTTTGATTTGGTAGTACGCTTCGCAGAAGATACAACAGTTTTTGCTTTCGCTGCAGTACGGGGTGACGCATCTGCTTCTGGTGTCTCTCCTTCAAATTCTTCTGGAAATCTTAACCGCATTTCTTTGTCAATGCTACTATAATATTCATCTGAGTCTACATCAGGGTCAATACCTTGCGATACTAAGTCCTCGTGCATCCCAAACGCAAAACTTGTCATCTTACGATTAGTACCCCACCAAGACTCGTTTTCTTTCTGCCAAGCTAAGGCTTTGCGGTCTAATTGGGGTTGTGGTTCTTGTGGTTGGATACTCCACCCTTCGTTTTGTTCGGCTTGTTCAATCTCTCCATACTGCGGTTCATAATTTTCTGCCGCATGTAGCCTAGATTGCGCCGCTACCATTTTAGCTTGTGCTGCAGCTACTTGATCAGCTTCGCCTGACTCAAACGCTTCTTTATACATTTTTGTAGCAAGTTGTATTTCATGCTCTGCAGAAGATTTGCTATTTTCCATAAGAGCTTCTTCGCCTTTATTAAGGTCAGCTCTAAACTTTCTGTTTTCTTCTTGTTGTTGTTTAGCAAAAGCAATTGCTGCATCGCGCTCACGTTGGGCTGCTTCTTTAGCTCTACGCTCGTCGTGCCATACTTTTTTAAGCTGTTTGGATTTTTCTACAGAATATTCTTCAAGCTCGTCTTTTTCGAGATTATCCACAATTTCTTCTGGCATAGGTTCTCGGTCACGATCTTCTTCAGGAGT